AAAAACTGTTGACTACAACACAAAAGCCTTCATCTTCATCTTCATCTTCAATTCCTAGACCAATGCTGGGAGAATCGTCGAAGTCCGTGCCTCTCTTTCAGTTAGATGATTCGATGATATAATAATAATAATATAAACACACCTCAATGATTATATTATTAGATAAAAGGATGACAAATCGCGTAGAACAAATGAAAAAAGTCCAGGCAGAGGCATTGGAACTGTTTACGAAAAAAAACATTGATTATGGCGATGCGTTTGCCAAATATGGAGTGATCGGAGTACTCATGCGAATCGAAGACAAGTTGCAGCGATCGATGTCGATCACCAAGAACGGCGTAAACCTCGTGAATGACGAGGGCATCCGCGACACCCTGATTGATCTACACAATTATGCAGCCATGGCACTGATGTTACTTGACGAATAATCCGGCAATCCTATTAAAAATGTCAGGATACTTGAGAACCAAACACAGCGACAACAATCCAGTTAACACTACAGACAATCCTGCTTGTAAATACCCGGAATGGATTTTTGCAATCAGGGGGATAAATGAGAGTAGAATCACAATCAAATACACGTAGTGGAGGTCTTTGATTCCTGTGGTGCCCTTGTTGATCAGATCGGTAATCATGGTAAGCAATTCAGAAAACGACGATGCACTCGAATATTGCGGTCCCAATGATCCGGTGAAATATTTCTGGATCATCGTAAAAAAACAATAATAGATGAGTACGCAATAGATTGCAAAAGATGCTAGCGGAATCGTGATTGGGTACAGAAACACGACATACAAAAACAAGGCCAACAAAGACAAAAACGGATTCGCGACAAAGAATGCAGTGATCGGTCCGCCTTTGTCAGTGGCCAAAGTGTAAACGGCCTTTAATAAAAAGAAAAAGAACAATATCGAGAGAAGCTTGTTCTGTTTCTTAAAATTCAAAAACAGATATCGAAGTACGTTCTTTGATTTCTGTTTCGACAATCCTTTAAAAAACTCGGTGATGTTTGACACGAAGGGTCGTAAGAGTAGATTCGAAACCACCAAGAAGAGAATAAAGATGGTTTTGTATCCGAAGTATGGACTCATGTTTTTGGTGAAATTCAATACCCCGGTAATACAGCTCGTTATGAAGTTCACGATTTTTGTAAACAGCATTGTGATTGCGTTGTTACCATCATTGATTTTGGGAATTTCGACATTTCCATCGGTGATATTAAAAATCAGATTGTATGCTAAATACAAAGACGCCAATGCCAAAACAGATGTGTTTATAATTGTCCAAACTGACGATATGTCGTTTTTTTCTTTTTTTCTTTTTTCATCTTCGTCGTCATCCTCTTCTTCTTCTTCTTCTTCTTCTTCTTCGAGAGAAAGTCCATTGATATTATCAAAACCACTGCCAGTAATTGTGTCCAACGGTTCTTTATCTGTTACCTCATTATCATTATTATCATTATTATCATCACCATTATCATCAGTCTCATAACCCTTCTTTGCTTCTTTAAGCCACTTGGTTGCCATTATATATTTTTACTTGGCATATAAAAGTCCACAATAACCACCTACGAAAGACAACACGTTGTATCTTTCCTCAAACAGTTTCATGTTATAACTATACTCGAATAACCGCCAAGTGGGAGAGTTCGTCGCAATCACCTGACCTTCTTGGTTACAAGTGATTTGGAAATTGTTGTTTTGCAAATCGAAAAGCGGGACAAACGTGTTGATTTCGAGCTCGATCGTTTTGAATTTGGAGAGATTGATTGCACCCGTGGGTTGATATTCCGACGAATCTGAGTTCAAACAAAAATTGTAGCAGTATATGCCATTGCTTGCAAACCCTTTCGTCCGGGTATACTTCTCTACATACTCGTAGACCTCTCTTGGCATGAGATTCTCGCGATATTCGCCGTTGAAGAGGATCCCCATGGTTTCGAGAATCTCTTTTTGATTTTCGACGGTGTACTCTCCGCTGAGGAAATAACCCGTGTTTTGGCCATTTGGGTTGATCCAAGGGCCGACGTAGTTCGTCGAGTCTTCATCTAAATAAATGTTTGGATCGGTTCCTAGAATCGGTGCCGGTGCAATATCACTTGGAATCGTCCGATATGGCCAATTCGTATAATTGCTCCACTCATTTCGCAAAAACACGTCATTCCTCTGCAAGTACCACATCCAGTTCGAAACCATGCCGGTCGACTGCACCTTCACCTTTTTGGCTCCAGTGATGTTTTCATAATTGTACTCAAACACGTCTTTGATGAGATACACCTGATTCTCTGCTGTGAATGTTTTTGTCTCCTCTTTCGAGAGAAAACAGTACGTCGCCAATAAATGAATGTCTGCGTCCCAAGTGTTTGTGGTGTTTTGATAGTTCTCTCGACTGATGTTCACAGCAGGGGGTGTTTGTAAAAATCGGTATATATTGAATCGTTCCTCTGTCAAATTTGGTCGGACATATGGAAAATCGTTCACTTTATCAAACACGTCTCTCACCTGGAAGAGTTCTTCAATGGGTCTTAGCGTGACATTGATGACAAGTTCGTTATATTGCAATGCCGCCATCGGAAACGCACATTTACTGTCCATTGTGAACCATGCGTTAATGGGTATATAGAGATTTCGACCACGAATCGATGGTTCGCTCCCCAAATTGGTGCCTGTGTAATAGGCGGACGGATAGGTGTTTGCACGACCAAAACTGTTTGCTGGATCGTAAAACTCTTCCACGTTGCCAGTCATTTGATTGAACAGTTTTTTTTTAGCCTCGCTGAAATCGCGTTCAACCATTGCGGCTAAATATTCGCCCGAGTATTTCTGCAAAGTGAAGTTTCCACATTTGACCTCGATCTCTTTTATAATATGCGAGCCAATGTCTCGGATCCATCTAAAATCATAGGCGGCCCAGTTGTTGGTTGTACCCTCAGATGGATGATAGATAGGACTCCATATATGCGGCAATGAAATCACCACGTAGGTATCCATAAGCAACTCGGCGTAACGCGGCATCTTGAACGAGAAGACAGATGCCTCGCCGGTTCGCAAGCTCCGTTGTCCGTCATAATCGATGCGAAACTTTTGGAGTCCAAAGTTTGTAATTTTTTTATATGTTGCTCGAAACAGTGTTTTTTGATTATCGCCTCCCTGTATGATTGTGTTGTTTGCTCCTTCTGCGACAAGATTTAGTAATCCACCTGCCATTCTTGTTTGTTATATATATAAATACAAAATTTAAATTGTTTTTTTGTGTTGTTAAATTCTATTTTGCATTTGCACTTAAAATTAAAGGAGGAAATCGAACAAAATATAAGGGGAAAGGTTTGATGGGGAAACCGTAGGTTTTCTTTATAAGGGGAAAGGTTTTCTTTATAAGGGAAAGGTTTGAGGAAAACCGTAGGTTTTCTTCATATATCATCAACGGCTTCACATAGTGCATCTATCTCATCCGGTTTGAAGTTTAGATACGCCGATACATCAGTAAACTCGACTGGTTTTCGAATCATAGAAACAATTCGCGTTACTTGATCTCTTTGTATTTGAGTTTGCGGAGATCCAACGTCAACATAGTGTTCACGCATGTCATGAACGATTTGACATCGTTCCATCGCTTCCTCTGCAGAGATTTCGTACATGATACATAGCATGATGCAAACCACCGTACCGGTTCTTCCGTGACCTCCCCAACAATGGATATATAACTTGTTTCCTTCATAAATGGATTGCACAAGTTGTTGACATAAAAACAATACCTCCGTATCATTTGCAACACCACAATCTTGAATTGGAAAATGTACAAAAGACAATTCTGCACTGTCACACACTGCGGAATTATTAAAAGTCTCAAATTTATCCTTGTTTTCTACGATATTTACAACATCTTTGAAGTAAGGCCGAAGTGCTTCGCCCGATCTCCACATCTCTTCTTGAGCGTCTATCCGATATTCATTCTGCAAACATACAAACTTGTTTATTCTACTCTTTAGAATCTCAGACAGTTGAAAGAAGGTGATTGTGTCGTCTATTTCAGCAGGAAAGGCTCCGACGAGAAGTACGCCAGGAATCACCCAGTTTGATTCAGGAGTGGGTCCGACGTAAGTGGTCGGTTGGTCTAATGGTGGAAAAGGGTTTTGCATTTTTTGTTGGAGGGATCGGTATTACAATGAGGGATTGCAAACAATTAATTTTTGATATTTTGCAGGGATTGCAGAAAAACCAGGGATTGCAAAAAATTCACAAATTGCAAAAAATCGAGGAACTCAGGAATCTTTCGAACAAAAAATGAATGGTGAGGATTACAAAAAATGAATGGTGAGGATTGCAAAAAATGAATGGTGAATATTATATTTGCAAATATATATATAGATGACCGAGATTTACATGATGTACACTTTGCGAATGATAATGATGGGAATTGTCTTGTTTGGTGCGGCTCATTATGGAGCCATGATTTTCGATTTCAATTTAGCAGATTATTTGAGCAAGAAAACACGTATCCCCATGATTTGCAAAATCATATACGCGATTTTCGCAGTCAGTGCACTCATCCTTGCTTTTGATCGCGACACTTGGTTGCCGTTTTTAGGAGACACTGTGATGCCTTCATCCTTCGTCCCTCTCAAGACAAATGTAGGAGGAGATACCAAAGTTCAAGTGCATGTTGCACCGAATGCCAA